AAACCATATGGAATTAAATTTTCTCTTTCCATTATTTGATAAACCTCTTTAAGAGACATATCTGGTTTAATGATGTTTTTACTAGCAGCAACACGCAAAGCTCCTATAGAATAACCTATGTCACCATCTCCAAATTCTTCAATAGTTGGATTCATAATATCTTGATGTTTGTTATATAAATCCATAGTTACAGTTTGTTTATTTCTTAATCTTTTATTCCATTCGGTAAACTGTTTTATCTTATCAATTATAAAATTAGACTCATCGCCTTTAAAATCTTTTGGTGCTTGATTTATTTGATTTATGATATAATCAGATTCTATACTCATTACTCTTCCAACCTTAACATTTCTTCATTCATTTGTCTTTGCTCGTTTCTACGTGCATCAAACTCTGCTATATCTTCTTTAGCTATTTTTAGCTCATCTGCAAGACGGGTCTGATATAGCTTCTGTGCCATTTCAACCTTTGCTTCTGCTTTCGCTAATTTCTTTTCAAATTCTTTCACCTCTACACGCTTCCTATCGTGCAAGGACTCTCGTTGTGCTGTCTGTAGATCTCCTTTGAGATTCTTTATCTCTTCCATTTGTTGCTGTACTTGTGCCTGCATTTGTTGCATTTGACCAGCACGTTCAAGAACGCCTTCCATGTCAGCAACATCTGTTTGCTTAAGAACCTCGATCTGATCAATAAGACCGCTTTGATATAATTGCATATAATACTCAAACCGTGCCCAGCGATTAGATGGAAGAGTTGAACCTGATAGAACGACCACATCATACTTACCAATAGTGATATCATTTATCTTACCCACTAGATTACCAACGTCATCGTATAGTGGGTGGTTTATCTGTAACTCCAAAGGTCTATTATTTGGTTGCATCAGTCTGAACATCTTCTGGTCTGTATAAACATACTGGATAAGTCCAACCACTACTTTCGCTAATTGGTTTATGCATTGTTCTATGTCATCTCTTTTTGATTTTATACGTCTTTGACCATACTCATCTAAAGCGATCGTTCCTTTGAACGTTGCTGGAGCACTACCTACATCACCTTGCATCATAGCATAGATACCTAGTATCCTTTCTATGTCTGCTCTTGCATCTGCTTCATTCTTATAAAGTTCGTTTGGAAGAGGAACAGGGCCAGCTACAATAGGTGTACCAAGTTCAGGATCATACTCTATGACAGCTGTACCAGCTTTACCCCACTCTGCTTCAAGATTTTTCTTATCCATGCTGCCACGTGGTATCAAAAGCTTTACATTCGTAGAGCTTGATGCATGTGCAACTATCAAAGAACGTATCTTATTAATATACTCTTGTAGACCTTTCACAAGCCTTACATCACTCATAGGGTAAGGATTACGGTTGAATCCATTCATAAATGGTACAATAGGATATTCTTCAACAGGTAGGTCTACCATAAATAATTTATGATCCCCAACACTGACGCATTGATATATCTGCGTCATCTCTATCTCATTGACCATGATCTCATTTGATTCAATAAGGGCTTCTTTTGTCATGACGTCAATAGTAGTAGTTGAATTGGGGATCGCACCTTCATGCTCTTCACCAGCCATAGGCGTTGGTTGACCCGTCATGGGGTCGAGCATAAAATGAAATTTTTCACCAAACTGTTTATATAATTCTAGATACTGACTTACATTGGCTTTGTCTGTAAATATATTTTCTCCATCCTTATTGGTCACTACGACAACAGGTTCTTTCTTGTATTCATCATAGTCTGCTTCACTAAGAACCTTTTGTTCATTGCTTCGTGGGTCATATATCTTGTAATAAGGACGTTTTATTTTTGTAAATCTTTCAAATAACTCTAACTCCCTCTCATCTGTGATGGAATCACCAGTCATACGTTTTTTTAAAGTAACATCTTCGTTCTTTAAGCCATGTCTTGATTCTGCTACATTGTTTAGGTAACTGGTCTCAGAGCTTTCACGAATGATCTGTTCAAACTCAGGATACATACTGATAAGCTGTGTCTGTGTAACGATCTTACCAACAATGATATGAGCTGCATCCCTACAGAAAGGGTCTTTACTGCTTGGATCTATAAATAGTTCTAGTGGATCAATGGATTGCACCTTGACCTCACCAGAGCCAAAGTCGGCATCGGGATCTATATAAGCCATCATAACCCCCATGCCTTTTACATAGTAATCATCTATCGCCTGTTTTAACTCTACATTGCCACTAGATTGATCCCAGATGTAAGCCATCAGATCGGAAAACATCCTGCCGACCTTAGCATCACTATTTTCTCTTGCTGTTGATTGAAATTTTGGATTGTTAGCAGTAAGCATGGCTTTCGCTTGTTCTACTGCACTATATACAACATTGACCACAAGTGGCTCTTGTGATCTTTTTCTTAGGGCTGTTACCTGATCGTTCGTCCACTGTTTCCCATTACGGAACTCATTATCCTCAACCGCTTGAGTTACCCAGTTCTCACGTGCAGAGGAATATTCCGATAATAGGTCTTGTGTTAATTGTACGTCAGGGTCTTTATATGAATCTTTATGCAATGTATCACAGACTTTGAATCATTAAACTAATACTTTAAGTAAAAGTTCCAAATTAAGCTATCTTCCAGCTTACGTCATCTAAATTGTCTGGAGTATAAGACTTTTTATTTTCTTTTACAACACTTTTATGATAAGGTGGGTAACATTTTTTCATTGCATAAAAAAGCCCATCTAAAAGATCGTCATGTTTCCCACGAGGATATAGTAGAAGCTCGTCACGTAGTTCACTCATAGATTCTAGCATATACATCTTCTTTTGAGCAAAGTATGGCTGCATGGTCTCTAGTCTTGATGATTTACTGGTTCTAGGGTTCTCTTTGATCTCTAGACCAGATATAAAGATATTCTCTTCCTCACAACGTTGTCTTAGGTACTCTCTAAGCATCTCCTGATAGCCAACGCTCTCTACTCTCACCTTGACAGGCTTGAATAGCTTGAAATACTCTATAATGTTCTCAGCTAATTGCATGGGAGTTGCCCTTTGGCGGTAATACTGGAGAATATACCTATTGTTGTTTTCGTCTACTGCAACTGGCATAATTACAGAATAATCAGCCGTTTTGCGTACCGAAGAAGCAGGGTCAACCCCCATAAACACATTTACGGGTATTTCTTTATCCCCGTTTGTTAAATAATGATTATTGTCTTTATCTATCTTTAATTCGTACTCATGGTACTGAATATAGCTTTCTTGGAAGAGCTGGTCTTCATCTCCAACGATCTGGCACATATATTCTCTGTAAAACACAGAACTTCTGCCTATAGACTCTAATTCTTCCTTTTTTTGTATCAATTTAGATATAGGCTGCCAATCTTCCCATAAAGCTATGTTATTATTTAGATCTGGACTAAAATGCATATTCTTCCAGCCTTTCATGTCCTTTAACACCTCTACCATACATCTTTGATGTTGTGGAGTACCAATAACAATGATCTTTCCTTTCTTAGGGTCTAATGAGGGCACGGCACTTTGCAATAGCCATCTTAGATTGGCTTCCATTGCCTCAGCTGTTTTTGTATTGTTCTCATCTTCTGGATCATCTACAATAATAAGCGTAGGGCGTTGACTGCCTACCTTTATACCACGTAACTGTTGTCCTGTACCTTTACAGATGATCATAGAGCCATCTTTTAACTCTATCTCTGTTTTTGACCATTGTTTTGCACTGTGCTGACCCCAGTACCCATAGACCTGCCTGAAGGATTCGCTGTACTCTATGGTGTCCTTGATCGTTCCAAGGAGCTTGATGGCGTGGTCTTGGGTACGGGATACCAGCACAATAAGTTTTGCCCCACTGTCATTCATGATGTGGAATAAGGGATAAACACCTCCAACGATGGAGGATTTGGCATGACCACGTGGGGCAATTATGTTAACCTGTTTCTTATTATTATCGGTTATAGCATCTGCTATCTGATAATGAAAATCTGGTGATGTAGCAGAGAACATATTCGGCATAATGACCTTACCGAACATGATCATATTGGTTTTTAGTTTATCTTGTATATAGTTTTTATGCTCTACTGACATTTTTCAATATAATACTTGAAGACATTTTCTTAATAGCTTCTAATGGCAATATGGTCATTAGATCTTCTCTACCTTTTCTTGTATATACCTTTTTATAAGAATTTCGTACATGACCTACATGATCTTCCATATCTACGGATGTGGCTATCCATAGCCTTAATACCTTTGTACATACCAGTACAAAATAATTACATAACTCATATGCAAAAAAATCAGCGTCCCCATAGATAGAACCTTTATCTCCATGTACGTTTTTTATTTCTAATACAATATACGCATCACTTGGATGTATATTTTCCTTATTTAACCTTTTAGAACTTTTTACATCTACCTTAAAAGGAAAATTAACTAGATAATCCCAATGGTTATTTATATCATCATGATCTGAAGATTTTTTATTTTTAAATCCATAGACCTGTAAGCTTTTAACAAATCGCTTTTCTGCTTCATTGCCATATTTATAATATTTTTTAAAATTTTCCACGTTTCTTTGGCTTATATGGACATTTGGTCATATTAACGACCTTTGTTTCTAATAATGTACCTTTTTTAAGCCCACAATGTACATTTCCCTCATAAATACCTGCAAATAGGCATTCAGCTTGTTTAATAGAGCAATATTCTGACAATTAATCGTAATCAGAGTTGAATTGCTCGTATAAATATCCAAATGTCTCCATTTCTTTTAAAGCATCAATGGCTATGGAAGATATAGGACTAGATGAACCCTCATTCATGACCGCAATGACATGTAGTGCCTTGACAGCCACCTCTAGCTGCTCATCTTTCATCCTATTATCAGTTATACCCTCATATTCACGTTCTGCTTCATTCACTAACTTCATTTGTTTCAGAACTCCTCTTGAGAGTGAGTCTTTTATCTTCTTTGGCTATAGTATCTGCTATTTGCTTGGTCATATCGACCTGTATGGTGTCTGTTATGAGTTGTTTACTCGGTTTCATCTCTAATAGATCCATCAGATAGTCGTTTGCCTTTAAGAAGTTGTTCACATCCCCCTTTGATTCAGCCATTTGTAGAGCACGGATAATATTATCTACCGCAAACTCTTTATTAATGGCCTTATCACTTAATAATTCTTTTATTTTCTTTTCAACCATGCGTTTTGCCACCTTTTGTTTAAGAAATCTTCTAACGGTTGCCTCTGGAATCTTTTGATCAGGTCTATAGATCTGTCCGAGAACTGAATAGTCCACCTGACCATTGTTAAGTAGCATATTCGCATAAGTGTTAATAGTATTCTTGCTCCTCGTAGTACCAGATTCCTGCTCATCCCAACTCCTTTTGGGGTTTGTTTTACTATATACCCCATATTTATGATTTTCTAAAAAATTTATTTTAGAGAATCCGCTATCCCATCCTACCCCACAGGTCAATTTGATGAATGTTTTTACTTTTCCGTTCTTATCTGTATAGTCCTTACGGTCATAGCATTCAGCCACATACCCATCATCTGTTAAACCCCAGTCGCCTATTTGAGCTTGTCTCCAATATACGTAATCATAGCCTTTTTGTTTGGCCTGTTCTTCCGTATATACTGGGTATTTACCAGTCTTTTTATTGATCCTTCTTTCTATTTTCATACGTTTAGCTATATGTACATAGAGCTATATGTTCATATAGCTATATGTTTATATATATATCTCTATGTATTAATCCATACTCTCTTTTGGAGGCTGAGGTAAACCCATCTGCTGAGAAATAATACGAGTTATGACCTGATATTCGGCATCGATCTGATCAGCCGATACATCCATTTTATGCTGTAACTCTAGATATTCCTCATCTGTCATTACCTGAGACTCCCATTCACCTGTCTCAATATTGAATACCTCATACTCACGTTTAAGTTTGCTTTTCATACACTACTTTAAGTTAAGACGCTATGTTAAACTATACAACGCTTTAATAGAGCAATAGTTTCAAGTACTCTTATGAAAGTATCACTAGAATGTGTGTGAGGGGAACATATTGCATGCACCCCCCTACGTTTCAGGGTGCCCGTTGTATTTCAGGTTGAGTTGAACTGTTGAGTTGTCCTCAACTAAGGTGTAACACACGCACACAACAGTGTGTTACCCGTTACATTTAACCCACCCTGTTATACTCTTCGAGCATACCCTATGTTCGTACACTACACTCACATACCCTGCTCAGATGAGTATAATATAAATCCATACAGCGGTACAACGTACTGCATGCATTTATTTCCTCTATGTATAACATTAACCATACATAAAGGATAATACTATGGAACTATTAAAAGACATTAAAGACATAATCTTTAATAACGGTATATCAGAGCCAGTTGTAATGCGTTCTGCTGGTGGTTGGTATATTGGTAGAGTATATAATGAAGATCATTTCTATGGCGTTGATCCAGAAGACGGCTTTATTACACCATACGACAGATTAACTGAATACATGTCTAAAGAAGACGCTATTGCATTTCTTGACGTCGAACAGCCTCTTGAGGTAACCTACTACTACTCAAGATAATAATAAATTAGCCCTACATCCGTAGGGCTTTTTTCCTCTATGTATAACTAACTAGGAGATTATATCCATTGAACTAGAGAAAAGGCAAAGTATTACCAATGTGTGGGGATACTGTACTGCCTTAAAATCTACACACATCGAATCACAGGGAAAGTAAGATACGCCTGTGAGGTTTAATCCAGCTTTACTATTAATTGATAAGTAGAAATATAGTGATAGATTATATCACTTACAGGTGAGTACGCTAGATATTTCTAATGAGGGATTAATATACTGTAGGCATAAGGGATTCAAGGCCTTTTGAGCAGTCTTACAAATCTTTAAAAGCTAAAACTTTCCTCTATGTATAAAGTCCTCATGTAAAATTCCCATAATAACTTGGTTTTGAGGCAATTTTTCTAACTTAAAGGAGTCATAATGGAAACAATAAAGAATGTTCTATGGTTTAGCGTTGGTGTTACAGCTATTGTAGCTGAAAAAGCCTACGATACTGGTAAATATGTTCATGAAGAAGTTAAAGCTGGTACCCCTCAAAAGCTTGTACGAGATACCATCTCTAATGTAAAGGAACAATTTAACTCAGAGCCTACAATAGAGTGGGTAACAAAAAAGCCTGAATAACATAAAAGCCCTCTAGCGAGGGCTTTTTTTCCTCTATGTATAAATAGGAGTAAACATGTCACACTTAGTAATTAAAGTAATAAATGTCTTAGAACATTTATTTAATACGTGGTTTAGAGATTTTTATTCATTAAGCGTATTAAAGAAAGATGATCATTTTCAAAAAGGTAATCTATATTCAGATAACTTAGATAATTTTGAAAGATCTATAGGTAGAATAGCTTTGTATTCCATACAAAAACTTCTTGTTATAAGGCTCGCAAAAGAAAAGCCTGAAGAATTTGATAAAGTGTGGAAAAATAGAAATTTAAAAGCTATGGATGGTAATGCAGATAACTATCGTGAACTTGGAGAAATCTATGATCAATTTGAACATAGATTTAATAGTCAAGATGGTAGTAAAAATATGCATGTTGAGCGTGAATTATATCAATTAGCTAATATTTTATTAATGTATGGTAGCTAAATTAAAAGCCCCTGTAAAACGGGGCTTTTTTTCCTCTATGTTTAAATAAGGAGTTCGCATGAATAACAAGAAATCTAAACTAAAAGGTCATCCAACAAGAAAATTTGAATCCTTGGAAGAGATGATAAATAGACTAAAAAGGAGTAAATAATAATGAATAAACGCACCATTGTAGAATATGCAATTCAACAAACGCTTAAGGATACTTATGTTGAAATGCATAATTGGGTAAATAGAGGTGGTTCTGTTTCTACAATATGTGATGATCATGGTCTAGAAAAAACAGACCTAATGACATTGTTAGAAATGTCAATGAATGCACCTGATCTTAGCGTAGAAAATAATGATCTGAAAGCAGAATGTTCTCAGTTGCATAGAGATCTTGCAGATGAAAGATCAATTAAGGAAGAATATGCTAAAAGATTGAAAGAATATGAAAATCTATGGTACAACAGACTTTATGTTTACCTAAGGTCTATTCGTATCAGAAATCCTTTCTTTGTGAAATAAAACATCTTCCTCTATGTTTGAAATTAGACAAAGTCTTTCTGTATATAACCATGCTTTTAAGCTTGAGTCCGCAGAAAGACAGCGTCTAAAAATTTTAAAACAAAACAAAGGAGTAAATAATGGCAGATCTATTTAATATAACTGGTCGTATCCAACAGATATTTAAGAATTATTCTTTAGATATCAAAAGAGATAAAAAAGGTAATATAACAGAAATATTAATTGTTTCTAATGATCATATGAGAGCTATTGATTCTATAGAAAGATTATGGAAGAAATTATCTAATCATTATTTTGATCACGATTTTAAAGTAAAAGATGTTCAACGCATTTGTCAACGAATGGTTCGCAAGAAACATAAATGCATGGACATAATAAAAGCTTTAGATGGATTTGTACCAAATCCTAATCCAAATAGCTAATCTTCTTTTATTGGGGGGTGTTTGATCACTATAAAGCATCCCCCATTTTTAATATTAAGATCTAAAAAATTTTAAAACAAACATGCTGTAAACAAGAATCTAAACAAGGAGTGCCTCTGGCACCCTGTATTTCTTATTTGTGGAACAACACAAAAAAAACAGCTTCCTCTATGTTTGGCAATTTTGCCTACTTAACTAATAATAGGAGTTCAACATGAGCTTTAAGAAACTAATGAAAGCGTTCAAAAAGATCGCAGAACAAAATGCAGACAACCAGTTTGATAATATCTGGTTACAACGATCCAAAGAGGTTGATGGAGAATATATCAATCAATCTACTAGCGTTGATGTATTAATGAGCGATACAACAGATGAATGGATCTATAATCTTTGGGGTAAGATCTCAGAAGAGGGTCTCGCTGAAATGGATAATTTTGTAGAAACAGAATTACTTCCTAAGGGCTTACGACTTTTAGAAGATACTCAACTTGTTTCTGGGGATAAAGGCTCCGTAAGATACATGATAGCACGAAATAACATGGTATCATAACCAACTCAACCAAGTTTTCTAACAGATAGATACATCTAAGATCATTTACAAAATGGTAAATAGTGTACTGTATAGTAAACTGATTGAAAATTAAGCACGTGGGACATCCTACGTGCTTTTTTTGGCTTCGTTCCTCAGCCAAATTAACATAAAAAATGAATGCCTTCGGCACCCGTCACTTTTGTAAAAAAATGGAATAACTAGGGTTGTGCGAACAAGAACTGATTGACTATTTTGTCGAGGAGTAGTAACTTTTAAAACATTAATAAGGGACATAACAAGCATTTTATATATCGTGTTAAACTACTCTGGACATACATATGAATTAACAAGAATTATATTATAGTTAAGTAAAAACAGGGAGCAGTGTTCTTGATAGGCACTGCTTCCTTTATTTTTAGTATTATTTTAATGAACAAAGGAGATAGAATGAAAATATGTCAGCATCATCCTAGAACAGAATTACAATACGCTGAAATGGTAACAACAAAAACCATAAATGGTAATTTGTACAGGAATTATCATGATGTTGAGTATTGTCCTAAATGTTTTGAGGAATACGAACAAGGAAAACAATGGAAACATGATATCCTTGGGAAAAAACCACTTTTCACTAACATAACAAAACAAGTTGATTCTGTCATAGATGGACAGATAGACGAAAGGTAAAACATGAAAATATGTAGATTAAAAATAGACACCAAAGGTAGGGTGCAACTACCTAAATCATTCTTAGACGCTAATCATATAAAAATTGGTCAAACAGGATATATTGAGGTCATCTCAAATAATTCTAGTGCTGTAAGACTTACTTTTGACAATTAAACAAAAGGAGATCAAAATGCAAGAAATGGTCGCATTAGCTAAAAGATTGAATAAGGCTACTACCAATCAAGTTTACAATAAAGATGCCTTAAAGACGGCATTTACGAGCTTACAAGGGTATCCTAACGATCTTAATGAGATCAGTCAGGAACTAGATGAGATATGGACAACAATGTCTAATCTATTGGAACAAGTACAAGCAGTAAATAGAAATCTTATCAAAGTAGCAGATAAACTATCAAAAGACATACAAGAAACGGGGTATAATATATGATAACAGAAACAGATATATTGAGAGATCATATGTCAAAAATAGTATTTCCAAGATTAAATGAAATGCTTTATGATGAATTATCTCACATAAAAGATGATCTCAAACTAAATGACGCCATGGTCAATGATCTATGTTATGCTTGGTTCGATGGAAAGATAAAAGCAATGGATTATGGACTTGATGTCAGTAAAGAAAAAACAAATGAGGAGGTAAAATGAATAAACCTATCACAAAAACTTATAAAGCTAAGTGGATAACAGCTTTAAAAAGTGGTAAATACGGCCAAACAGAAGGATTTTTACATGATGGAGGAAATTATTGTGCAATTGGAGTTGCATTACATGCATGTAACCATATTCCAAGAGAAAGACTGGATTCATGCACAACAACAGATGACCTATGCTTAGCAGATGGAGATTATGATATTCCAACAGAATTATTGCAAAATTCAGAACTAAGTGACACTGTTATGAAATTCAATGACGAAGATAATTATACATTTAAATGGATAGCTGATTGGATAGAAAAAAATGTGGAGGCAGTATGAGTAAAGCAACAACATTTGCAACGGTCGCAAAAGGTGCAGGTTATTTAGCATTAGCACTAAACCAAATGCTAAGACTGGCTGCAAATGGAACACGCTATGCTATTGATTCTATTAGAGATAGAAAGCGTTACAATATCGAACTACTTGTAGAAGGAGCAACGATTGAAACTAAAACAAATCAATCAGGTGCTCAATTAGGAAGAATAGTTCGTATCATGGGAGAGGTTGGTGTAGACCAAGCGATCATAACTGACGTGAACAAGGATGGATCATGATAATATTAGACCTACCAAATTGGATGATCTATATTACATGGTTCGTCTGCATCAATATGAGCTTAGCACTGAGTTTGATCCTGTGGCTCTGGGCATTTAACAAATGGGACATGAGAAAGGAGAGAACAAATGAGCTCAAAAGAGTCAATTAAAAAACAGTTAATAAAAGAAACAGCATTAGAAGAGCTGGAACAAGCTCATATGCTAAAGGAGAATAGCAATAAAATGGGAAAAGTAAAAAGCTTTTACACCAATGAACTGCTTCTTGAAAGAGAAAATGACATTAGAAAGCTTAATAAAGATGTGGTTCGGTCAGAAAAGACAAATGCTAAACTTAGGTGGGCTTTATTGAATATTAGAACAAACCTAACAGTATCTGATCTTGATGAAAAAACAAAAACAAAAAATGTCAAGATAATAGATAAGGCATTAAGCGATGACTGAAACATATTCTCCTGATCTGAGACCTGCTATAGCATTCGATGAACAAAAAGAGGTACAAGCCATCTTGGACGCATTGAATGCTTACAGGTACAACCATATTGACAAAAAAGACGTAAAGTTAGATGAGTATATCAGAAAACTTTGCGATGAACTAGAAAAATGTGAACAAATGTTTAACAAAAAGGGGTAAATAATGGAATTTACAACATGTAAGGTAAGTGACCTTAAACCATCTAACCTAAATCCACCTCAAAGAGAGCGTAATGTGGCTAAATTAGCCCGTTCTATCAAAGAGGTAGGGTTACTACAGCCTATCGTTATTTCAGGCAATAAAACGGTAATAGATGGACACAGAAGATTGATGGCATGTAAAATACTGAAACTTGAAGAGGTTCCAGTAATCAAGCATAACAGTACATCAAATCAAAAGTATGATAAATTATTTGTACATACAAATGAACATACTCAATTGATGAACGGGAATCAATATCTGTGGAGATATATGAACGGAGCAAGCATACCTGAATACCATTTAACAAGAATAAAATGGTTAGAGAAAGCATTAGGTAAAACATATGCTAAAGGAATGTTTGAAAGAATATTGCAAGAAGGAAGATCTGCTGGTACATATCAGATGGCTATGGGTGTTTACTGTAAGTATACAAATAAAACACAGAAAAATACATCTCATATGAGAAAACTAGCTTACTATCTATTGAATGTTGAAACATGTTATAGAGTAAAATCTGCAATACGGTATTTCATACCAATAAGATTGTTGGTTGACTCTGTGAACAATAGAAAAAAGATAAAATCTGAATTTATAAAAGAAGACTAAAGGAGAAATAATATGATGATGTTACATTGTGGTGGACGCTCAGTAAGCTTTGCTGAGTTACAAGGAGTTCCACTACCAGAAGAAACAGAAACATATACACCTGTTGCATTTGCAGATCTGATCACAAATGCACAGGAAGTAGCTAGTGATCTATTAACAGATTATGCATTCAGAGATGCACAATATGCTTTGGCAGCTAAAGACCAAAGAATGTTTGCTATACTGAATTTTGCAGGAGACGATCCAGAAATGAATCTATCTCTGGGAATACGATCAAGCTATGACAAAAGTATGTCAAATGGATACTGCTTTGGAGGATCCATAACAGTATGTGATAATCTCCTATTTGCTGGAGATTTTGTCATTATGCGTAAGCATACAAAAAATGTCTTTGACGACCTTAGAAAGCAATTGATAGGAACGATATATGATTTCAAAAAGGAATCTAAGTTCCAGAATATTGTAAGAGATCGAGATGACATGAAAAAGGTAAGTATAAATACTGATAACGCTTACCAATTCTTAGGACGAATGTTTGGTTATGGAGTTATAAAAGCAAGGCAGCTTACTACAGCTGTGAATTGCTGGAAAAACCCACCATACGCAGAGTTCAAAGAAAAGAATATGTGGTCATTGTATAATGCTTGTACGGAAGCACTGAAGAGCACGCCACCGAACAAGATCATACAACAACATATTAAGTTGCACGAATACGCAACTGCGTAGTATAAATTGGGAAGCAGTGTACCTTTTAAGGTTCAAGGTTGGACTCCGCATCTCCATCTCCTGCACTGCTTCCTTTATTTTAGGTTTGATCACCGATGAGCAATAAAATGGATTCATTGAAATTATTCAACATTTTATTGCAAAAATGCTGGGTACGATCTGTTAGTCAAGTGTACACGATTCAACTCCGTAAGCGAGCAGAATATATCGTACTGAACTATAAACACACACGGTTAAGGAACATGTGCGTTCCTAGGGGCTAGTCAAACCAAATATTTTAAAAACATAACAAACAGGAGTTAGAATGAATGAGTTTTACTCAACATTAAGAAATGAAGATTACAAACCTTATGTAGAAACAAAAGGTGGAGGTAATTTCTCAGCTGATTATGTATCTTGGGCAGTAATGCATGACTATTTGAAAAGAAATTTTCAATATGTCAATTACAAGATACACGAATACACCGTAGCAAAAGAAAATGGTACTAAATTAACATTGCCATATATGTTGCTGCCAAATGGAACAGCAATTGTAAAAGTTACGTTAACACTAGAAGATAATAGTGGCGATAAACATAGTCACGAAGAATGTCTGGCAGTACGTAATTTTAAAATGACTGCTGAAACATCTCCAGATGCAGCACAAGTAGAAAATACTATTAGACGTTGTATCGCAAAAGCTGGTAGTATGCTAACTGGTTTTGGTATTGAATTATGGTTTGGAGAAGATATCAAAGATCTAGACTACAGACCAGAAACATTGTTGAATGGTAAAGTACCTACGGATGGACATATTACTGTCGATCAAAATGTAAAATTGGATCGCTTAAGTAGAGACCCAGTATTCAAAGGCACAGATACTTCTAAAAAAGTTCGTGCATTGATCGATACAAATCCAACTGAAGAAAAAGCTGAAGCTGCTATTGTAAAATTACAAGAAAGCATAAAGAAACTAAGAAAAGAAAATAAGGAGGCCAAGTAATGGCAGGTGGTTACGAAACAACAGCTACTGTTAAATCTGCAAAGATAGAGTATGATGTTGAGAAACAATGGGGATCATGGAACCCCACATTTGACATGTTCTTGACAGTCACATATAATGACGGTCAGGACTGGGACAATGAAATAGAGATCTATGGAAATGTCAAAAGGGAAATTGGAACAGAAGACCCTAAATCTTGGGGATCTGCTTTCAAGGTCAAGGTATTCTTTGAATCTGTATTCAATGAAAAAGATATATTCATGAATGATGACTACACAATACCTGATAAATGGTTAGACAAGACCATTGGTAGAAAATTCAAAGTATGTAAATACAAAACAACTAAAGTAAAAAAGAATGGTAAACATTTCTGGGATACATATAAAGTTGTTGCATCTGCTAATGCTCCAGAGGGCAAACTAAAAGAAAAGGTTCTTAAGGACGTAGCAAATGGATGGATAAAGAATTACTTCAGTGAAGACATTGATAGTGATTTTAATGCATCAAGTCAAAAACCAGTCGAAAATAAAAAGACTGATTCCGTAGATTTTGACTTGGATATTTGATCATGAAAGTACCAACCGTAAAGTTTATCATTAAAAGATGGTTACGAAACAGGTTAGATAATGGTCTTGATCATGTGGCTTCACATGAAATAGAGACCACTTTGGTTGAGTACGGTAAAGAGTACTGGGGGAAACTACACACCCCCAGTACCTATTCACGTGCTTGGAGAAACCTGAAAAGCGGAAATGAACTTGATGATATAGATATCGATAAAGTAACTGAGATCAAAAACAATAGTGCGGAGACAACATGGAAACTCATAACTGGTACTTAGAGTATGCCGTATCGGCAATAAGTAACAGAAATCATTTGTGCAAACTAGATGATTTTCCCAGTATAGCAAGTAAAAACAAAGGTTCAGAAATATATAGGAGTATGTTCTTGTATGATTCTGATATTGTTGATTTTGTTGCAAAAAACGGTACTGTAACAGGATTTAATGGTGTACAAGGTGTTGATAAACTTGTAATTGATATTGACTATGTCAAAAATGACAATAACAATGGCAACCAAACAAAAAATAAAGTGTTGGATGTAATTGATAGAATGTCCAAGTTATTAATAGAACCTGAGCACTATAATATCTGGTTCTCTGGTAAAGGCTTCCATATTCACTTAGGAAATGTATATGGATTTGAAAATTCAAATGAACTTTCTAAACAGGTAAGGGCTACTATGCAACGTGACTTTGGCGAACATATAGATATCATATATGATAGCAGAAGATTGATACGTGCAGGACACTCTTATCACAAAGGTTCTAGATTATTCAAAATACCATTAGCATATAGTGAATTAGAAGAACTTGATTATGTAGATATAACAGAACTGGCAAGGGATGTTAGAACTGATTATAGACCACATAAGATAAAACAGGAAAAGGTAGATAGCTTAGATCCTATGGATATGAGCCGTAAGAACATTGAAGAGGTACGTAAAGTATTCGACAATGCGAAAGGATTATCTACCAGATATATCACATGCGTACAACATATCTACAATGCTGGATATGTACCAAATAACAGACATAAGCATTTACTTGCTTTAGTAAGTATTTGGAGAAAGAAATATGCGTTTGATAAGGTAGCTTGCGATCATCTTGCAAGAGCCTACATGGCAAAGATGAACGATCCACTACCTTCTGTTGAGACCAGTAAAATAGTAAGTGACGCATTTAAAAACGATTACAATTACGGTTGTAATCACCCTGTACTACAGCCTTATTGCGATAGCAAATGTCTTCTATTCAGATGGAAAAATCTTGATGAAGAAAGCACTATAATGAATGCAGAAGATATGACCAATAAGCTGATAGAATATCTTACCACAGATTATACTGATAGATCCTTTGACCTAAAAGACATCTTTCCATTTATGCAAAGATCTCACATGTTCACAACAGGACAACTTATCACTCTTATAGGTGATACTGGTTTAGGAAAAACAGCTTTCTATCAATATCTAATAGTCAGATTACAGAACATTAAAACATTATTCTTATCATTGGAGGTAGATGATATCACAATGACCAGAAGATTCTTACAGGCAGCTCTTAAAATGTCAAAGTTAGACGTTATAAGTGCCTTTAAGAATAACGATAAGGATATCATTGAAAGAGGTACAAAAGCTATAGATCATATACAGCTTGAAACAATGTGCCCTGATATTGATGACCTATCTAGTGTTGTATCTGAATCTGGTGCAAAGATAGTTGTAGTAGATACCATAGATCGAGTTAAAGCAAAGTATGCTGGTAAAGATGACTTTGCAAGACAGGAGATCATAGCTAATGGTCTGAAAGACATGGCGATGAAAGAAGATGTAATGGTATTAGCAGTACATCATATCTCTAAATCTGCATCTTATAATTTCAAAGAAACAAATACATTGGACGTACATAGCGGTAAAGGCAATAGTGCCATAGAGCAAAAATCAGACCAATACATTGCGTTCCAAGGTAAGGAGATGACCAAGAGTAGATTAGTAAAGTCTTTAAAGGCTAGAGATGAATCAACATTTGAAATACTTCTCAATTACAATTGGGAGACTTTCACATTTGATAAACGTAACTAATGATAGGGCACGGATTCCTTTATTTGTGCCCTATTTACCACATACCGAGGAGTATAGTATGGCAGTAGTAGAAATACATATAGAAAATGATAAAGTACAAAAAATAGAAGGACAGGACGCCTATGTATATGTACATGATCATGATATGAAAAAAACAACAACAATGGTATTCAATAAACAGGAAGAAAAATATGACAACTGGAAGAACTTGGAATCTGCTAGGCTTAGAGGTTCTGAAAAGAGTATTAACGAAGGAGAAGAATAGAGTAAACTATAGAATAGTATTATTTAAAGTATTTTTACTGGGTATAGGTTATGCAACCTTACACGGTGAGAATATTCACATAACGATAGGAATAACAAAGCTAGAAATATTCACATCGTTCACAATAAAAAAGAGGTGGTTAATGTAATGAAAAAACTAACGTTAAACATAGCTAGTAATAAAACAAAAGAACTTATAGGTTACTTATCAGATCTAGAGGCCTCTGATAGAGATAGAATGACTAGCAGTGGTAAAGAATATATGGATAAAATATGGAAACTATTAGGTTTACCTACATATGATGAATTACCAACTCACATGGACAAAACAATGGAAGAACTTGAAGATCATTGGGATGAAGCTGCAAAAGTCATTCAAGAAAATTATGATGACATTACATCAAGTGATTTCGATGAGAATGGAACATTAATAGAGGAGGAAGAATAATGAAATTAATGGACGAAAATAATAGAGCTG